CCGTTCTATAACCAGATTCAGGCCGGCAACCTGAATGGCATTCCGATCATCGACTCGGCGACGGTCCCGGCGAAAACTCTGATCCTCGTCGATGCCGCCGACTTCGTCGTGGTCGGGGGCGATGCTCCGCGGATGGAAATGAGCGATCAAGCTACTCTGCACATGGAAGATACGACTCCCCTTGAGTTGGTCGCATCTCCGAGCACGGTCGCTGCGCCGCAACGCTCGCTATTCCAGACCGATTCGCTCGCATTGCGCATGGTGATGCCGCTCAATTGGACTCAGCGGCGGGCCGGCACAATTGCATGGACCCAGTCGGTGACCTGGTAGGTTTCAATCCATTCCCCGTGTGCCAAGCACACGGTTTCAATCCATTCCCGTGTGCCAGTTTTTGGCACACGGGCAACTCATGAGGAGTGACAGATGACGAAATACGCAGACGACCCGAGGACCGAGCAAGCCAAGAAACAGCTTGGCGAGGACAAGAAGATCGTCGAGCACTCGCGCGGCGAATATGCCGAGCGCTCCAAGGGCAGGCCAACGCCGACGCAAGAGGAAAACGACATGGCAATGTTGGGCGCCCATATCCTTGAGCATGATGACGATGGCAGCGGTCCGGATATCTACAACCGCCCTTTCGATGAGCGCCGAACTGCCGAGGAGCACACCAAGCGCCTCGAAGCGGAACGGCGCCCACAAACCTACCAGACGCGGCGATCGGAATCGTCCGGCAGCACGGGCTAGGCAATGGCAAGCTGGCTGTCCCGCGTCTCCCGCTTTCTGACGACGAAAGCGGCCGAAGGCGAATACCGTCCCGGTCCATGGTATTTGCCGATCACGGGCGGCTGGCTGCCACAAGAGTGGGGGCAATACACCAACTGGTGGCAATTGGGTTACGACCCGATTGGCACTGGTACGCAATCCGCCATGGTCGAAGCGTGTGTCTCGGCCTATGCGCAAACAGTCGCGATGCTTCCCGGCGATCACTGGCGGACGAACAGCAAGGGCGGGCGGGATCGGGTGAAGAACTCGGCTCTCGCCCGCTTGCTGCGCTATCCGAACGACTATCAGACGATCAGCGATTTTCTTTTGAACGCGGTGCGCTCGCTCTATCTCACCGGCAACGCCTATGCGCTCTGCTTGCGCAACGATCGCTTTGAGATTGACGAATGGCATTTGATGAGGTCGGAGGTGTCATTCCCGCGCCTCGCCACCAATGGCGAAGTGTTTTACCAACTGCATGGCAATGACATCATCAACCGGCGCCTTAGTGACGAAACGCTGTTGGTGCCCGCGCGCGATGTGCTGCACATCCGCCTGCACAACATGAAGCAACGCTATCCCGTGCCGTTGGTCGGCGAGAGTCCGATCTGCGCGACTTATGGCGACATCGGCGTTGGCAATGCCATCGCGGCGCAACAGCAAGCGTTTTACATGAACGAGGCGCGGCCGAGCGCGGTGCTCTCGACCGATCTCAACCTCGACAAGGATCAGACGCAGGCCTTGCGCGATCGTTGGAATGACCAAGCCAAGGGATTGCACAAAGGCGGCACGCCGATCCTGACGCACGGACTAAAGGTGCAGCCGTGGTCGGTCGGTGGTCGGGATGCGGCGACGGCGGAAATCCTCAAGCTGTCGAATGAACATATCGCGCTGGCGTTTCGCATCCCGTTGCAAATCCTGGGGCTGGGCGGCACGGGCTTCGGCTCGACCGAACTGTTGATGCAAAGCTGGATTGCGAGCGGCTTGGGTTTCTGCCTCAACCATATCGAAGAGGCGATCGGCGTTTTGTTTCTGTTGAAGGGCCAGCCCGACGAGTATGTCGAATTTGACACGGCGGCGCTGTTGCGGTCGGCGATGCATGATCGCATCAGCGCGCTGAAAGAAGCCGTGCAAGGCGGCATCTTCTCGCCGAACGAAGCCCGCAACATGGAAGGTCTGGAAGATGTGAAGTTTGGCGACGAACCGCGTGTCCAGCAGCAAGTCGTGCCGCTCTCCGCCGCCGCAGCAATCCCGCCAGCGCCGCCTGCGGGCGGTCAGCCGCCGATGGCGGGACAACCGGCATCGCCACTTCATCAGCCGCCAAAACCTGCGCAACAGCCCGAAAAAGGCAACCGCGATGAACTCGATCGAGAAGTCAGAAACCTTTTTAGAACCGCCGATCGAATCGGACGGGGGCGAGCTTCTTCTTGACGCGTGGCGGATTTGTCTCGCCGAGGCGTTGGAGCGGCAGCAACGGGCATGGCAGCGTCATGTCGAGTTCATGGAGGCAAAAAGCGCCGCGATCATCGGCCAGCTCGAAGCCAAGATCGCGACGCTCGAGACACGAATTCAATCCCGGCTGGATTCAATCCCGGCGCCGGAACCGGGGCCGGTCGGGCCGGTCGGCGACATCGGGCCGATCGGGCCGGAAGGGCCGGCAGGACGGGCTGGCGAGGTCGGAGAGCGCGGTTTCCGGGGCGAGCCGGGTGAGAGTGGCCCGCGCGGCGAACGCGGCTCAGTCGGCCCCGTAGGGCTTCGCGGCCCGCGTGGAATTCCGGGCATCAAAGGTGCCCGCGGCGACGCCGGCAAGGCCGGTCGGGACGGCAGGGACGGCAAGGATGGCGAACCGGGCGAGCGCGGCAATAGCGGGCCGGTCGGCTTGCGTGGTCCGCGTGGTCTGATCGGTGTGCGCGGCGAGCGCGGCGAGAAGGGAGCACGGGGCGAACAAGGCAAGCGAGGCGAACATGGCCAAAAAGGCGAAAGAGGTGAAACAGGACAACCGGGCGAACAAGGTCCGGTCGGAGAAAAAGGCGAGCGCGGTGAAGCGGGCGTCCGTGGGCCGCAAGGCGAGCCGGGGCCGGTAGGTCCGCAAGGCCCGCAGGGCGAACGCGGATATCTAGGCGAACGCGGTGAAGCGGGATTGCAGGGGCCGCAAGGTCAGAAAGGCGATCCCGGTTCGCTTCCGATGATCAAACAGTGGCGCGCTGACGCAATCAGCTATGCCGGCGAAGTCGTGTTCTGTGATGGCGGATCGTGGCAAGCGCAAAAAGACACGGCGCAGAAACCGCCCCACTCCGATTGGATGCCTCTCGCTCATGCTGGCCGCAGTGCCACTAGCCCTGTCATTCGCGGCACTTTTGATCCTGCTCAACAATATGGTGCGTTGAACATCGTGGCGATGAACGGCTCAAGCTTCATCGCGAAGTCCGACGATCCGGGCGAGTGTCCCGGCGATGGCTGGCAATTGATCGCGTCGGCGGGCAGGCAGGGCAAGCCGGGGCCGAAGGGCGATCGCGGTGAACAGGGGCCGGCGGGCGTGTCGCTCGCGGGCGCGGAGATCGAGCGCCGAAGCTATACGATCAAGCTGAAGCTCTCGAACGGCATCGTGATTGCGATCCCCTGCCGCGAGATGTTTGAACAGTACCACGAGGAAAGCGGCGACAATGGCTGACATCAGTTACAAAGTGTTGGTCCCTGCCGCGTCCTATGATTTGGCGACACTCGCTGAAATCAAGACGATGATCGGAGTCCCGGCTGGCGACACCAGCGAGGACGCGCAGTTGGCGCTCTGGATCACGCAATATTCCGATCTGATCGCGACCATCTGCGGGCGGGTGTTCGCCAAGGAGAAGGTGATCGAATCCTGGCGCGGCGACAGCAAACCGCTCGACACCGACAACGGGCGGATTTTCCTGACGCACTACCCGGTCGCCGACAGCGACATCGTGTCGATCAGCGGGCCGGACGGCACGCCGATCACCGCCGGTTATGAACTGGAAAACCGCAGCGGCAAGCTGCAATTCTTCAGCGCGTCATGGGCCGAGCCGGTCCGCATCACCTATTCGGGCGGTTACAATCTGCCGACTGAAGCGCCGCCGGCATTGAAACAGGCATTGGCGTTGATCGTGCAATACGCGCGGATGTGGCAGTCGCGGCAACTGACATCGGGCGTGCGCTCGATCTCGCACCGGGAAAGCCGCGTGCAATTCTTTGATGTCAATTCGTCGCTGGCGCGGATGCAGGGCGGCAGCGGGCCGATGGCTTATGCCAATTCGCTGGTGACGCCGTTCCTGTCGGCTTACATGCGCCACTATGTTTGAGATCAAGGTCGAGAACGTCGAAGCGCTACAGCGCAAACTCGATCAACTCAATCAGCAAGTGCTCGCGCTACACGACCACATTCCGAAGGAACTGGTTGAGTGGCAGACCACGGATATGCGGCGCAAGTTTCCCAACATCGCAGTCATACACACGCCGTCATCGCTACAGGCCGAGACCCGAGTCTGGCCGCGCTCGCGGTTGGATGTCAGCGGGCCGGGCGTCATGCAAAGCCTAGAACCGGGTTTCAAGCGGCCGGCGGGGACCGTCAAGACAGGCCCGACCGTGTCGTCGCCGAGGGGCATGGGTCGCCGCGCGATCATACGGCCGATCCTGCGCGTCAATTTATTGCGGCGGCTTTACGATCGGATGATCGATGTCGCCGGCGAGGCACTGAAATGGCCATAAATCTCGACGTGACATTGCAGTCGCCGATCTTCGATTTCTGGTCGGTGCCGGTGACGTTCATTCCGATCAAGTCGCAACCGAACACGCTGAGTTATGTCGGCCGCGGCATTCTCGGCACCTACTCAACCGATGTCGTCGGGCTCGATGGCTCGCTCTATTCCGATCAACGCACGATCCTCGATATCCGCGAGGCCGAGTTTCCGATCCTGCCGGTGCAGGACGATCGCGTCATCATCCCCGCTGACTGCAACGGGGTCGATCGAGGCGAGTGGCAGATCATCGATACCACCAGCAACGGCGGCGGCCA